AGCTGGCTTAGGAGCTGGACTAGGGACTGGTGATGGACTTGGTGCTGACTTAGGCGATGGACTAGGCGATGGACTAGGGACTGGTGATGGACTTGGTGCTGGCTTAGGCGATGGACTAGGAGCTGGCTTAGGAGCTGGACTAGGGACTGGTGATGGACTAGGCGATGGACTAGGCGATGGACTAGGAGCTGGCTTAGGCGATGGACTAGGGACTGGTGATGGACTTGGTGCTGGCGATGGACTAGGAGCTGGTGATGGACTAGGAGCTGGCTTAGGCGAAATGGCCGCAAGTTGTTTGGCTTTTCTCTGTTGAGCCAATTGTTGAGCGGCAGGACTATTCATAATATCTTTACCAGATTGTCCTAGTTGAGTAGTAGCAGATGTAGTTGTTGACGTAGAGGGTACGACTACTCCAGATTTAATCGCAGATTGTAACGAAGAAGATAATTGATTTAAAAAATCTTTACGACCATATTCTTTTATTTTTTCATCTCGCACTTTATTATTTTCATCTTTGGATCTAAATTTACTAGCTATAGCTGAACCTAGACCCTCAGTAACATGTTTTGAGTTTGATAAATCACTGATTTTCATTATTGACCTTTTGATCTTTTAAGACTTTTAGAAAACTTCTCTGTATCACGATTTTTAATCGCAATCAATAGTTTCTTTTCTAAAATTGCAGCCTGTTCTTCACTATAATTACGATCAATTACTTCAAGTAAATGAATAGCAGAATTGATGATATTGTTAGCACGAGATTCAATGATATGTGTGGTATCACGATTCTCAGCCACATATTCTAATTCTTCAAGAAGACTACGAGTATTTTTTTTCATCATACTGTATTTATCTCAGAACTCTTATTGTTTAGTCTTTATCTGATTTAATAAAGCGTTTAATTTACTAGATTGTACGTTTGCCACAACTTTTTTTGCAGAATCTACATTTTCAGTCACTTCACCAGTTGAAGGATCAATGATTTGACTGGATGTCTTGATCTTATTCAATAAACTACTAGCACTAGATACCGGCGCTTGACCATCTCCATTACTACCATCATCAAAAATTTTCAATGTATTAACATCAAACTGCAAATCAATCTTTTGACCTACACCACTACTACTACGAGTCTTCATCAATTGTATCTGATATTGACCACGCTCACGCATACTACGACTAGTAAAGATACCAAATACATTATCAGCCGTATTGATTTTACTAATACCACCTGAAATATGACTATGATCAAATTCAACTTCTTCAACTGCACTACGATTTAACTGTGATGCCGTTACAAACAATACATTAAGTTCTTTGGCCAAATTACGTAATTCTTCTGATACATATTTGTCTTTAATAAATAAATCACTTGGACTAACTTTTGTACTAACTGGCATTAACAAGTCCAAATAGTCAACACATAAGAAATCAATCTTTACATCATATTCCATTTGTAAAGTTTTGATATAGGCTCTCATATCATTAACTGTACTTTGTGCTGGCATATATTTAATCCAGAATTTACCAGATTTCTTACTTGCCATTTTGACTTTCAATTCAACATCATCAACATGTTTAAATACATCACGAGTGGCAACATCAGTAATCATACTGTCAATACGCCATGCAGTTAATTCTTCACTTAATTCAAGTGTAATATATACACCATTAAATCCAGCTTGTGCCCAATTGGCACTTAAGTTTTGCATAAACAATGATTTACCACTTCCAGATCCACCAGCAAAGATTTGAAGTTCTCCACGATTAAATCCACCATAGAGTTTATTATCTAATACTGGCCAACCAGTACTGATCTGACCATTGTTGTTCTTAATTGACATTAATCTGGCTCTTGGATCAGCAAAGTAATCTGTACCCATGTTCTTTGTCAATGAGATTTGAACCGCATCTTTGATCATCTTTTCAACTGGATCAAAGTTACCTTTCTCCAATAGATCATAACTCTTGACAATAGCTCGTTCTAATTCTTGTCTACGAGTAAACTTTTCAAACTCATCTAAAAACCATTCAACATCACTATCTCTCATTCCTGGAATTACTTCTAACTGAACACCAGTAGTAGCATGAATCTGTGCACTATCAGGTATAGCATTATATTTCTCACTGAATTCCATGATAAACTTTGCCGCAGATTTTAATCCCTTGTCAAAGTTTTCACTATTCATAATGTTACTGACTCTAGTATATAACTGAGCATCAGTCATCATCATTCGTAAAAATAATTCTTGTATTTCTCTTGTATATTCAACTTGGGTCATTTAAATCGTTTTCTCATCATTTCAATTTTTATCTTGTTCGTTGTTTCATGTTGTAGTATACTTAGTAGAGTTGGTAGTCTTCCATAGAATTTAACTGCATCGTTTACATCTTTTATATCATCATTCCATGGTGGTATACTAACTGAATAATTTAACTCTAACGCTCTATCACAAATGTTCATACCAGTTTTGTCTCTATCTGGAACAACAATGATTTTTCTGTATAACTTACGTAAAATGGCAGCCTGTTCATCAAGTATAGTATTGCCCATAACGGCACAACCACCAATACTAATAGCATCAAACTGACCTTCAACTACAATACAAACTTCCCAATCTTTTTGTTGACCATCTATATTAAAAACAAAACCACGTTGTTGTTCGGATATATACTTAGGCTTACGATCATCTAGAAATCTACTAGTATTACCAACTAATTGTTCCTGATAATAATAGGGAATAATTATTCTATTTTTGTTTCTTCCTTCCGCCTCTGGTGTAATATAAAATCTATAATCATCTAATTCAATAGAACGAGATTTTAAATAATCAATATATACTTGATGAGTAGCATCAGTAGAATCAATTCTTTCACTATATTCTGGTAAGTCTACTGAATGAAAATTAGCCATGAAGAAGTTTGACTTTTTACTGAATCTGGCTAGAGTATTATCTTCACGAACTTTCAATGTTTCCATCATTAGACGATCAATAGTAGGTTGATCTGCGCCCATCCAATCTAATAATTGTTTGAATCTTTCTGATAATAAATGACCAGATGAATAACCAGTTTTAAATCCACAATTGAAACAACTGTAATTTACTTTTTCATCACTGATTATTAAACCAGCACGACCACGAGTATCTGCAGTTTCACCATTATGATGACAACATACACCATTACCAGACAACCAACCTCCTGCCGAACGTTTAATACGTCTTCCATTTTGCCATAAACTTATGATGGTTTCAATTACAGTATTGGTCATATTAATAAAAAATAAAAGTCATAGTATATTATACTATGACCTGTGAAAAAAATCAATTGTATTGGATACTTATCTAGCCAATATTTCTACTACATCACCTTGAAGAAAACTAGTATTTGGTATAACTGGATATGTTCCAGTATTGACAATCATCATTCTAACAAAAGGATGATATCCTTGAACATTAAATCCTTCAGTGATTGTTTCTGCTGTATAACTAACTGAAGCAGCAAGAGGATACCATAAACTAAAATCTCCAAGAGTACTACCTTGTAATTGAATATTACCAGTAAAGTTTTCAAAAGTTACTTGAAGTGATAATACAGGAGCTTCAGCCGTATTAATATAACTACTATAGTATGTCACTGGTTGACCTGAACTTAATGGTGGTACATGACTTGGAATAGTTACTACTTTACTTGGTACAAATGATGGTAATACACTATTAACAATTCTAATTATACCACGTGCACCACCTTGACTATCTACAAATACTGGATAGTCAAATGTATCAATTGGTATTTCTAAACTATAATAACAATATTGAGTATTAATGTTTTCAATATCATCTTTAGTTAATGATAAACTGGTTAATCCAGTAACTGGTAGCACTGGTGTTAATGTCTTTTGTATAAGAATAGCAGTGCCATCAGCGTTCAATATTCTGCAAGTTATAACTTTACCACTAATATTAACTGGTTTTTGATTTTGATTGATGAACGAAAATTCAAGCAGATTGTCCACGCCGCGACTGATTATTAGGTCTTTAGAATACACTTTTTCATAACTCCTTTGTGCGCCATCTGGTGAACGTTCCAATAAAACCACCAGCTGGCGTTGATTGTATAAATAAACTTGTGTCTGAGCTGTCACAATAATATGTCCTTTACTCTATAGATTATTTATCAATACATGGTCAATGAATTTTTTCAGAAATTAAGCGCGAATCACCCGTTCATTACGGTTTGTACCTATGCAAATCTAGAATACGTTGGGATTATACAAAATAAAGATGATGTTGTTACTACATTGTATGACTATGGTAGTATTGTTGAACATGATTTAAAGATATTATTCTTAGAATTAGGTGAAAATTGGTGGTGGGAAAGTAATAGATTGATACCAATTAATATATTTCTCAGAGATGATTGGTCAGTATTCAGACCCTATCTAAAAACATTCAATAATAAAGGGTTAAATGTATTACATGGCCCAACAACCAGTTTAAATGAACTGGCAAAAAAACGAATTAAACGTAGAAGTATTACTCTAGTTAAAAAGATGCTCTGATAATTGATGTACAGTTGGATCTTGTTCTAACAAATTCATATGAATTCCTACCAAATGAGCATAAGCACAGGAATGTGACTTCTTGAATGAATAACTTTCTTCATCTTTATCCCAAATTGTTTTACTAATCTCTTTCCATGTTTTACCAATTAAATGTTTTTTTCCTGGTCTAATCAATGAAATAAACATAGATAATCTTGGTATACTATTAATTGGTTCTGGAATTTTTAACATAGTTTCATAATGATAAGAATTACCAATCTGAATCAATTTGTCAAAGAATTCACGATCTTGTAATTTTAACCAATTTGGTTCTTTCATCAATTCAATTAAATGCGATTCATCTTTGATTAGTTTATATAACCAAACGTTTAATAAATCTAATTTAATATATCCACGATTTTCACATTCAGTATAATCAATTGAAGTCATATCATAAGAAGAATCATAGGGTATATCAGTTACATATATACCACTACCATGTTTACGAATGGGTGATACATTTCTCATAGCCGCACTAGTATATTCAATATGTTCTAATAATATATTACGATCACCAAAATCTAAATCAATATCGGCACTAAATTTCATAAACCCTCAATTTGAGCAATAACTGAATTAATCATTTTTGTTTCTTCATTATCACGTTTGAATTTAATATTCCAACGTTCTGGATCAATATATGGATAGATAAGATTTCGTTGATCATCATTTAATCTACTTAAAAATTCTACACCAGTTTTACTTTGATATACCATCCATGGACTAATTTTACCATTGACTATCTGATAACATAATTTATTTACATTAACATATTTAAATACATCACGTAATTGTAGATTTTCATTTTCGCTTAGTGTTAACATATTATCTACTGAACGTTTGACAGCTAACATACCATCTTCACTTCTAAGATGTAGAATCAAATATTTTGTATATACTTTATCACTATTCCAATTATCTAGTGGTGTATTATCTTTAAGTAGTTGGTTCACATATCCTAGTGGATCAACTACTGAAGCTTCTACACAATACAAACCAAACTTGACAAAACCAACATAATAAGCACTGCCAATAAAGTCAATATATTCCTTTTTCTTTTTAAATGGTTGAATTGTTTTATAGAATTTAAGCCAAGATTCATATGCAATTCTATTAGCGGGTTTATCTTTTTCTTGCCAACGTCTTTTCTGCTCACATAAATGTTTGAGCAAATTGCCAGGTTTTACAAAATTTCTTTTGCAATGTTCACAGCGATATTCTTCTGACTGTTCAGTTTCCACTTTCTCTTTCATAGTCTTTGATATCTTCTTCTGATATTAGTTCGCCCATTAAGTTCAAATCTGCTCGTTTCATATTAGGAAACATTTCTGCCAATTTGAATAAATGACGTTGTGTGTTAGTATATTGAACACTGACTTCTTCTAATACATCAGGCTTTAATCCAGAATATATTTTAGAAAAGTATTCTTTAACATCTTTTTTAACTGCTTTATCTTTTAACTCAATCACTTTTGGTTTCATATGTGGAATCCAAGCGTGTTTTTGATTACCAATTCCTGGACTAGCAGAACATAACATTAACCATTGTAATTCAGGATGATCTTTAACATGTTCGTTAAACAAATATTTATTAACATATTCGTTTGTACTACCCAAATAATATTCTGCCACTGGCCCATTTTTTGTTACAGAACTAACCCAATGAGTCATCATATATGGTACAAATTTCTTTTTCTGATCTTCAGTAAGATTTTTATACCAGTTATAATTCTTTGAATCAATAGCAGATAGTGCTTTAAATAAATCAAAGTCTTGATTGGTAAATTTCTCATCTACTGAAACTGCTGGTTTTTTAGTTGCCATTAAAATGCCTGTGAGTAGTCCACAATTTCACAATTACGACTGATTTCTTTTACAAAATATATACAACGTGGTTTTTGATCTTCTTCAATTGGTACACATAAGAATTGTCCATTCTTTAATCTAGGTGCATACCATGTTACATCATGATACACATCTAAGATTTCAATGTCAAGAAAACTGGGTCTAAATCCACTTAATGGATTAAATTCAAATGCTCTAAATCCACGATCATTGATACTGGTTAATGGTAGAGTTTCTAAATCACCCATCTCACTTTCACCAATAAGAATTTGCCAATCTAACGGCATCTTAATAGTACAATCTCCAATACGTAATACTAATGCCGGACTATTAAAACTTTCTAAAAATATTAGAGGAATATAATGATAATCTACATTTTGTGGATTACTATTATCTAATATGGCAAATCTAAGATCATCTATTTCTTCTGGTAGATTTTCCAGATTGTAAGAGCAATTGTCTAATGTTAAAATCTTAATTTTATTTCTCCAATAGTAAACATTTTACTATATAGGCGATGATTTGTCAAGTGATTATGGATATTTGTCATAATCATCTATATTTGAATTTCTCTATCGTGAAGGGATAGTTTGCTTCACGATAAAACTCTTTTCGTTTAGTTAAATGACGTTTAGCAAATCTACAACTACTGGTTAGATCCCAAATTTGAACGAAATCTTTATCTTCCGCTTTTCTAATACCACGTCCAATACTCTGAATAACTCTTGTGAAACTTTTTCCAGATTCAACCATAACCAAATTAAAAATTCTTGGTATGTTAAGTCCAACTGCAGCAATACCATATGTGGCAATAATTACTTTATCATCACTGGTTGCTACTTCATCATACTCAACTTTTCTAACTTTTGTTTTATCTTTACCACTCAGAAATACACTATTAGGTATTCTAGCAGCCAATTCATGTCCAGCAGCCACACGATCAACCAAGATCAATGTATTACCAGTTTCAATAATCTTTTCTATAATCAAACTAAGAGCATCAAGTCTATTTCTATCTTCAAGTAAATGTTTAAGTTCAGATTGATAATCACCAAATTCTAATTCATCTTGTAGTTGTACAATGTTAACATGACACTTGGATAATACATTCTTTTCTTGTAACTCTGAGGCTGATAATTTATTAATTACTGAACCAATACTAACCATTAAAGCAGCATAAGCATATTTGTCTTTGGGAATTGTACCGGTTAATCCCCAACGAATTGGTATCTGTGAGAATACACCAGTAAGTAATGTCTTAAGAGCATCTGCCTTAGCCATATGAACTTCATCTACCATAACCAATACTACATCTTCAATAAATTCTTGAATAGTTATATTTGCCGTACCGTCTTTGGTATTCTTCAATAGATTGTTTAAACTTTGCCATGTACATATTGTATGTTTACGACCAAACTCTTTACGATCACCATAATATACACCAACATCTAGACCTAAATTAATATAATCTGCCTCTGTTTGTGTAACTAAATCTTTGTTTGGTACAATTACAATTGATCTACCATATGGTTCTACTCTATAAGACAGAGCGGCAGTCATAAGAGTTTTACCAGCACCAGTGGCAATTTCTTGTAATGATTGTGGATTGGCCAAAAAGTTATTGACAATTGCAATTTGATAGTCACGTAGAATTACAGGTTGACCTTCACGTTCATGACCTTTGGGCCAGAATTTACCATCAAATGTATGTTCATCTACTAAATCAAATGAGAATGTGGTATTATAATCTCTAGTATCTATTAGTTCAACATCATAGTTTCGTTGATCTAGATATTCTAGTATATCGGGTAATAGATTAATGTATGTGGATCCACTCAATTGAAAATAGGATACTTTCCCATTCCAACGACCCAATCGGACACTTGGTTGATATCGTGCGCCAGGAATTTCATACTCAAACATTTTGACCAACGCTCTACGATCAACAACATCCAAGTCTTCAATTTTTACGTTTACTTCATCTTTAATTATTAATTTACACTGTCTCATAGTAAGTATTATACTTATCTTATTATACTATGTCAAGTGATTAGGCAAACAAAAGCCCCAATTAAGGGGCTTTTTTGACACTAGATAAAACTAGCTATTGGTAGTACATGTATTCATAGCGAGATTTTTCCAATCAGTTGAATCCACTTTCATCAGATCGGCAATTTTAAGTGCCATACGTAAAGATACTTCACGAAGAACACTACGATTTTCCCACATGAAATCCAAAACTTGATCACCCTCATTGGATTCAAAATCATATTCATTGAACAAACCACCATCAGCATCACGATGAACCTGACGAATACGTAACATACGATCACGTACAGTGTTAATGGTCAAATCCAGATAGTGACAACGTGATTGGAGTGCCTCAACGTGAGCGGCAATTTTACCACGAGCTGTACTGAAATTCAAGTTAGTGATGAAAATGACACTACCATTGAAATCAAAACTTGGTGGAATTCCTTCTTCACGAAGTTTACGTGAGTCAGTGTTCCAGAAAATCTTGCGACGTTTGCCACTATCCAATGCGGCTTTCAGAATGTTAAGCGCATCTTCATCATGGAAAATATCACAATCGTCAAACACTAAGACGTTTTTACGATCACTAAATTTGTACAGAGTGGCATATAAACCCAAGGCTGACATGGCGCCCTTGACAATTTCGTAACGAGGTTTTTTTCCAGCAATTAAGTCCCACGATTCGTATTTTGACAATTGTTGTTCAACGCCAAATGATTTACCAACTCCCGGTGGGCCCGATACGATCAAGGCACGAATATCACTACTAACACAGGCATTTGACATTTTTTCTAGAATAGAAAAGCGAGTGGCAATGCGATTCATGGCATCTTCATCAGATTCCGCTGGAACTTCTGGTTCTTGTACGGCGGGAATAAAACTTGACACTTGTGTTGATACAGATTTGCGCCCAGTTTCCAACACTTCAATGGCGCTTGGATTGGGTACATCAATATAACACAACTTTGATTTAGTTGGAAGTTGACCTGAATTTTTCACTTGAATACGCCCATCTTTATTTGACGTAAGCGGGCGTGCCAAAGTGAAAACAGTGTTTTCAAATTTGAAGTCTTTATAAGTACCGCTGGTAACACGAATTGAAGTAGCCATTTATTAATGCCTTAGAATCATTGAACAGATATCAGTATAACGCAAACTTGATTTATTGTCAAATTTATTGGAATTTAGTGTAGTTTAATTGCGACACAAATCCATCACGATGGGACTTGACTTTCCCAGTTAATTTAACTGTATTTCCAACAGCCAAAAGTGGCCCCCAATTACTTGTGGCGAAAAATACACTAAGATTCTCTTTAGTAATTCCAGAGATAAAATAACAGCCATAATTCTGAGAATATGAGGCTTTGACAATCTCTACACTAAGTGTAACTTTAGTACCAATATCGCCCACATATTCATTTAAACATTCACGTAAACGACTATCTACATCGCGACGTTTTTGTGACTTTGAAAAGGTCAATGGCATACATGCTATTGTTGCCATTTCACGTTCTGAAATTTCTTCTCCGCTGGCCAAATTCATTGACTTCATTTGAAAATCATTAAGAATTTTACCTTTGAGAATTTCAAAAGTAAGTGCCTTGAAATGAGTACGAATATCTTTACCAAGCTCACGATCAGAATCAGTGATTTTATGTGGTTCTGCCAAAAACCCAATCATCAATTGTTTATTTGGCAGTTTATGTTGTTGAACAGGAATATTATCGGCATCAGCAATTTCATACTGATTTAAATCAACTTTAACGTATTCACCCTGATTGACACGATCAGCGGCGGCTGATGCGGCAAACATCAAATCCGCGGGATACATAACTGATTTTTGTCGTGCCATATTACATACTCCAATATGATTCAGAACTGGGTGAACAAAAAGAAGGCGTATCATAGCGTTCTTGAAATTCTTCGCCACTCAGAATATTTTTACGAGTGACATAAGTTTCGTGTAATTCAACACGATAACCTTTACTAACGGGATAAGTACCGATTTGAATTGCATCTACATGAGCCTGAGCCGATTTCAGTGGTGCCTCAACAGACAGATCATACTTTTTAACCAGACTTTCGCCTGACTTGCGACGACCATCGCGTTTATAAACTTCTACAGTATACTGTTTTTCTTCTACTGGGAAATACGCTGGGTAGTTTCGTAACATATTTACTTCCTTTTCTCTAGTGTATGTGTATATTTTACACGAAAATGGATTTGTTGTCAATAAAAAGTGTTGTATTTTTACAACACTTTTACATTAATTAAGTAGTCCATTTATCACCAGTAATTACGTTAACCAACTCAACCCCAGAGCCAAAAGCGGCACGAGCTTCAAAACGCTCTTCATCACTGGGACCTTTGTAATTTTTACAATAAGATTCTAAAAATGTAGATTGTTCTTTTTCACGAACTAAATTACTTTTAGCAACTTCTTTTTTAAGAATATTGCCGTTTTTATAAAGTTGTTCTAACATATCATTAAATGGAACTCGTTTACTTGATTTCCAACGTACAACGCCATTTGTTACATAAATCTCTTTTGCATGTTTTTCAATGTTATTAAACATTTTCGCTCTCATTTATCAGTTTCAATACAAGTATTTTACAGTAAAATGGATTTGTTGTCAACAAATAGTGTTGTATTTAAGCAACACGTTCGTATGTGGCACGAAAGTAGCAATCATAAGAACCACTTGCATATTCATCACAAAACTTCTTAGCTTCTGCCTCATTGTCAAAGAACTTAGTGCCCATGGGACGTTGACCCCAGCCACTTTCATACTCTGTCATAGTGACTTTGTACAGATGAGAAACACGGACTTCTGCCATATCAATTATCTCCCAGTCGTTTCTGTCGTCTCACTCGACCCCATGCTAAACATGCAATGATAAACGCCGCACATGCTGCCAGTAACCCAATGAGCGATATCGCAGTTAATACTACGAGTCCAAAAGTAATTTCAACCATTTTCAACTCCTTATTAACTACTAGAATAACTGACCTTGTGCCAATTGTTCTTTATGTAACTCGTATGCCTTAAGTTCAAGAGTATCTACAGTACGAGTACGACCATCGTAAAAGTGGTTGTGACATTGACCTTTTGTGTCTACTTCAGTCCACGAGGGATCACTCACTACTTTGAACATCCAAGTGCCATCAGTAGCGGGACCGACTACCAAGTAAGTTAAACCCTTTTCTTTGCCACCAAAAGTTGTATACAATACACGATGACGAGTTTTTACAAGAGTTCTAAGTTCTGTGCTGATTCTCATGATCTTTTCTTTTTCTACTGTTTAACTACTATAACTACAGTATAGACGAAAAGAGATTTGTTGTCAAATTTGAAATATTGAGAATATCTCAGTGTTGCATAAAAACAACACTAAGATTTACTCAGTAAAAAGCGTATTATATGTGGAATTTACTACTTTTTTGACTTTGGGAATGATGATATCTGGCTGTGGGATATAATTCAATACAGCGATTTCTGTACCACGACTATTTTTCTTATAATTTTCTTGTTTATGACCACGAGTACTAGACCAACGAAATACATCTTGACTATGCCAATGATATTGATCTTTGGGATACCATTGTTCTAATTCTGGAAAATCATAATAACTTAAACACCATTTACCTTGAGCGTTTTTAAGTGTATCAGCCAATTCTAAATGTTTTGTATCTGGGAATTCTGCCGTATATAAATATTCTTTCTTAAAATATGGTGGATCAACATAAAAGAATGTAGTTGGACTATCATATTTTTTAATCAAGTCAATACAATCCATGTTTTCTACTTGTGTAACACCAGTTAATCTATCAGTATAAGTTTTATTTGTTAACTTATCTTTTATAGTATCATATTTGCTACCATACTTTCCATTACTGGCAGTATCACAAAAATAACTATTAGTATTCAGACCAAGTGTTGTACCACTAAAGATTTGAGTTTGAAGATAAAGATATTTTGCAGCCAATACAACATCACCAAGAATTACAGTTGATGAATTTCCAAATATATCTTGTTGAAATTGTTTATATAATGTTGGATCGCTTTTGGAATAACTTTCTAATTCTTGTAATAATTGTATATGTTTGGATCTAAAACATTCATGAATATTGGCAATAAAGATATTAAAATCGTTATATACTCTAGTTGAACATTGTAAGATTCTTTTACTACGAATACCAACCCATCCAGCCCCACCAAATACTTCTACGAATGTAGTCATTCCAGAAACTGGAAATAATGGATCTAACCATTTAACATGATTGGCTTTACCGCCGATATATGGGAACAAAGATATCTCCTAAGTATACTTAATTAAATAATAGTATACTATATATTGTACATTATGTCAATATTATTTGGATAGTTATTTGATGCCTTGTTCTCTTTTGGCGGCTCTAACAATATCACCCACGTCCCACATATGAGGGAATGTGCCACCTTCTTTGAATCCAACATTGATTTTTACTAATTGTTCGCCTTCTTCACTTTCAATAATTAGATTACACGATACAATATCTGGACTATCTGGAATATCATATCTAATATTGAATCCGGATTTCAACTGTTGATATAGTTGCCCAAACTCTTTACTGGTTCTACTACTAACCGGAATCATTCTTTGACGTTCAGTTCCGACCAATAGATATACATCATCCGCACCATCTAGTCCCAAACGTTGTAGAATTCTTTCGTTGATTGCGGCTTTATCACGACCATAAAAATCATTAAACATTCTGCCAAATAATAGATCGCGCATCTTTTGATATCCACGATTAGCGGTAACAAATTCATTTGCAGTTTTTCTATAATTTGGATCGTTCTTTTTCTTAAGATCGTTTTTTATAACAAGCCATTGATCGGTAATAGCCAGAACTTCTTCAACTTCTTGAGTATATTCTGGATGATCTTTTAAAAATGATTTAACAGCTTTCTTACCAGTTCCAGGATCATTTTTACCTGTTAGAACAGTAACTAGATAACTAGCAAAAGTACTATTATAAACATTAACACCGCCTGAATTTTTATATAATTTCAGACTGGCCTTGATCATGTCTTGAGTTTCTTCGGTACCTTTCTTTTTGATTTTGATCAAAATATCTTCTTTACCAGCACCCATAGATGAGATTCCAGTCAAGACAATATCAACATCAATCAATTTAAGATCATGAGAGGATATAATTTCGTCCCATAATTTTTTAGCCATGATTTCTGAACCATCTTCGGCTCGTTGAAGTTCAGATTGAATTGTTGCTAATGGTTTCTTGAATTTTTCTGCATTATCCAAGATAAGATTTTTATAGTTTTCAGCATGTCTTTTCAACCCACCTTCAATTGACGGATTGATATTTACACCATTGTGTTCAAAAGCATATGCAAGTTTCCATGCCACGCTGAATTCATTGAAGTAACCAATCATTGCGGTCAAGTCAAATTTATCTCTAGTGGCCTTAGGTTTTGGTGGTTTTGTTTTTGGATCAGGAGGAAGTGAATTTGATTGATTCACTGGTGTCGTTGATTCTGTTGATTCTCTAAGAGAGTTAAGTCCCATAGCAGTCGCTAAATTAATTTCCACTTGTTGACCAAATCCTATACGTTTAATAATTTTTCCAACCCAGTCAAATATTTTCTGAGCACTGGTTCTAGTCCAATTGATAATACCTTCGTGTAAGAGTTCGTTGATTTTCATAATATAGTATTTATTCAAATTCAAACAAATTCGTATCAGCTAGATTTATCTTTGATTTAGTTATTATATCAGATTTTAAATCTGGTGTATAGTTTAATATCAATACTTCTACTCGTTTTGTTCTGACACCTTTAGCCTTTTTACCATCTTTTCTCACAGCACCATCAACCTTGGTTAATCCATTGTTACTATATGTAACTTGTTCATGCCAGTAAAATTTGTCTCTTGGCATGATATCTTCAAGTTCTTTGAAATAGTAATAACTTAGAGCAAACTTACCCTTCATAGTACTCATTTGAGTCAATAATTCAATATGATCATCACGACCAAAACTGTTCTTAGTATAGTAATCTTCTAAATTAAAGTACGGTGGATCAACATAAAAGAAAGCATCTGAACTGTCATATTTTCTGATAACATCACGACAATCCATGTTTTCAGTTTGTAATACTGCCAATTTGTCCAGATACTTTTTCTGTTCAAACTTCTCAGCGTAGGTAAAAAACTTAGGCTTGTATTTGGGATTATGATAGATGTTACTACGTTCATGAATACCCATACCACCACTGAAAATTTGAGTTTGAAGCAACATATACTTGGCTGCTAGATCATAGTCAGGAATAGCAAATTGAGTGTTATATACAGAAAATACATCATCACGATATTGTGTGAACATTTTGGCATCACCCACATCTTTATAATAACTTTGCAATACTTTATGATAATGTTTTGGATCTGTTGCTGAGCACTGAAATACATTAACCAAATGTCTATTAAAGTCATTGTATACGTTTGTTTGTACAGAAGTTTTAGCACTTTGCCAATACATCCACATTGCCCCACCAAATACTTCTACATAAGTAGAAAAATCAGTTGGGAACAATGGGTCAATCCATTTACTATGTTGTTTCTTGCCACCGATATACGGGAACATCATTGATCCTTAAATTGAGAAATCTTCCATACCAGCAGTTTTTAATCTAACCAGATGGCCCATCATAAAGTTTTTACTTTCTAATGCTTTCATAATACCAAGCCATTTGTTACGTAGTAAAGCAACTTCATTACATAATGTTTCCATGTCAATAATGTCTGATTCTCCATCTACATAACGCTCAGCATCACGACTAGTTAATGCTCTATTGTAAGCCTCTAGAAATTTTTTAAATGTCTGACTACGTAATTTTCTAAGTTGAATGTTTAAATAATTAAGAACTGCTTCAATTTCTTGAAGTTGATTGAATCGTTGTTCTGTAATTCCTGGTAAATATGCTATACTCTTTTCTATACTACCCTTGATATGAGTATCAAATTTTGCCTGATTTAATTCAGTTTCATAATGAGAAATAAAATCAGGCAAGTTTGCTAAGTTTTGAGTAATCTTAGTATACCAATTCATACTCACCAGTCTTCATCATCTTCATCAGATTCATCGTCATAAAAATCAGATTGATCTTCATTCAATTCATCTTCTTCACTATCAGACCAATCTTCAGAATCCATATAATATTTTAATGCATCAATAATATCACCCTCACCACGAAATGCTTTACGAATTTCATCTGGGCCAATATCATGATCAATCAACAGAGAAATGACATTATCCGCAACAACTGAACGATCACTACTAATGATGCTTTCTTTAACTGCCGACCACATTTCGGCTACTAATGTTAAACTCATTATTCAATTTCCTCCTCAATAATTGTATTTATAACCTGATCTTGTTTACCAAATTCATCCATTACTAAATCCATAATACCATTTTCATTCTTAGACCATTCTTTACGAAAGTATTTGTGAACTTCACCATTAAGATCAGTATAAGTATAACGATTACCTTCTTTCTTAATCATACTACGTTTTTCAATAAGATCAAAGAAACCACTATATGGATTCATACCAGTTTCATAAGGAATCTGAATTTGAATATCTTCAAATGGTTTGGCATAACGAGTTTTCATAATTTTACATCCGGCACGAATACCAAGAACATCAGTAACTTTATTACCAGCCTCATCTTCTTTTAGTTTGAGTTTTTTCATTGCCACTACAATTGAACTGGCATATACGAAACCACTACCACCACTGATCTTTGGATCGGGACTATATGGATCTTGTGATTCATAACTATGATTAGTACAAATCATACCTACATTCAAACTACCAAACATGTTAACACAATTGGTTACCAATGATTTAAGAGCTTTAGGTTTGTGACCCATATCACCCTTCATTTCACCACCTTGAAATTGATTAACTTGAACTGGTGTCATTAACATACCCAATGAATCAACTACAAATAATACTTTTGGTCTATCTTCTGGTTCCAATGCTTTATAATCTTTCATGAATACAGCTATTGTTTTAGCCACATCATCAACCATAGCCATGTTTAATTTCAATAGTTTTTCTTCACTAGTATCAACACCTAATGCCAATAACCAACTTTCGTCAAGTGCATTTTCACTATCAATTAATACAACATAGATTCCTTGAGCTTGAGCATTTTTAATAACATTTCCACTACAGATATATGATTTACCGGCACCACTTTCACCAGCAAATACAGTAACTTTACCAAGAGGAATACCCTTGTTAAAGTCACCACTAATCAAATAGTTTAATGCATAATTGCCAGTACTGATCCAATCTGTTGGATCATGAAATCCAATACTCATACCTTCAATTGACTTTGTAATATCTTTTCTAAACTTTGATAGATCAAAGGGTTTTTTCATTATGTTCCTTTATGTAATTGCTTACCATTAGTATACGGTGAAAAGCTTTCTGTGTCAAGTAGTTCCGGACAAGAATTAGCCATTCGTTCAAGATCATAATCGGTTGGATAATGTCTTAGTACACCACGTGCTCGTTCTCTAACGATACCAGGAACTCTAGGAGTTTTTCCAGGATCGCATAATTCTTCTAATAATTTTTTACTGTACTTTAAAGCGCGAAATCGCTCATCAGGTAAAGTCATGATTGTTCTCCAGATAAGTAGTACCCAGATTTCTCTGGGTACGTGACCTAATTAATTAGGCAGGCTTGTTCTGACGACTACGAATCAATGCTAAAATATCATTGGCATTAGATTTGGCCGGAGTTGTGACAGGAACTTTAATCTCTTCAGTTGTTGAGGCTGGTTCATCGTCCCATGGAGGAGTTGAATTAGTGGTAGCTACTGGCGTTGCATTAGCAAATGGTTCATCACTAACTGAGTCAGTTGATTCAGTTGATTGATTCGCTGGAGCAGCAACTTCCAAACCCCATGGCTTGTAATATGCAGCCCACTTATCAGCATCATATGGACGACCATCTACTGAGGCTTCAAACATATCCTTGATGATACGAAGTTCGCTTTCGCTTGGTTTCTTTGGCAAGAATTCTTTAAGATTAAACAAACCAAATGTATCAATAGCTGCCATTTCTACTTCAGTCAACGGTGTTTCTTTACGAGCAAATGTTGAAGTTGAATAATCAGCATATTCACCTTTAGCACCCTTGATGATATTGAAATTCAAACCACGCTGATAATCAGTTGGCAATTCTTCAATCTCTGGGTTCATCATTGCCGCTTTAATAACAGAAAACAATTGTGGTGTAACAACAAAACGACGAATTGGATTCTCAGGTGGAGTATCTTCTGTTTTTGGATTACCTGTGTTCAATAATGGGTTTGTCTTAACAAAACCTTGAAACAGATATGTACGCTTTTTCCAATATTTATTGGCAATATCTTTAAGTGAATCGTCTTTGTACCATGTACGAACTTCTGCCAAGATTGGACAGTTTTCGCCATACATTTCCATACAAGGAACTTTAACTGTATATTGTTTATCATCTGAAGTTCCTTTGACACCTTGAAATGTCAAATTGATAACTGCCTTTTCAATCCAAAAGAATGAATTGGTTGTATCAGCATCCGGAAGAAGACGAACTTGAGAAGTTTCACCTGTTTTAATGTTCCAGAAGGGATATAAGGCTTGATCGCCTGATGATTTGGTTGTAGTGGTTTGACTACGATTATCTTGTGCCTGCAATTTGGCACGAATGTCTGCTAAACTCATTGTATTTTCCTTTATGTTTAAGTGTAGTATTAACTAAGTTTTAAGTGTTGTAATCAGAGGATTCTGATGGCGACTTATATATATTATAAACAACTAATATCTATTTGTCAAGAGTATTTATCATTTATAGGACAAATGTATTATTTTAAATATCCATCAGTAAAATTTGATGAATTAAAATGAATTCTATTTGTATGTTGTGATGAATGATTTTCATCTTTTGCAAATATACCTACAAAATCATTCCAAATATCGGTAATTTTAATACCTATAAATGATTCTAATAATACACAATTGTACCCTGATCTTTTACCCCAGTTTTGAAGAGCTAATCCACTATCTGGGAAAAATCTCCAACAATCAACAGGAAACCTATGAACCTGTCCATTTGATGGTACATTTATATATAATAATCCAGTTGGTTTAAGTATTCTTAATGATTCATTGAATATCAACCAAAAAAATTCTGAATGTTCAAAACATGAACTACTTACAATAACATCAACAGATTCATTTTCAAAAGGTAAAGAATATGGATCAGTGATTACAATATCAACTCCATTTCCCTTAACAAAATCTACTCCTATATATTTGTTATTTGGTGGTGCCACTGATCTTAAACTACCATTTACATCTTGAGATCCTATATCAACTATAGTTAAATCTTTAGTATTTTTAAGATAAGTATCAAAAAATTTACCACCGTATTCCATTGCAGTATCATGCATATTTAAATTATCCTTTAACAATTATTGACTTATCCGTAAACGGATCTGGCCAATCTACTCGTGCGGATGAAAGACCGTTATATCTAAAATCACTAACGCTTTCAGTTGGTATCTTATTCCATATAAGATCAGGTCTTTCTTTAATATCAGGGTCAACATGATAGGCAACAAGACCAGTAAAAAATCGTACAGAATAAATTAAAGAAAATAAATCTACAATTTTTTGATTTTGTACAATCGGAAATTCACCAGGAAAAAAGTGATCGTTTTTTATAAGTAAAGAATCAGTAGAATCCTTAACATATTCCAAAAAACTATGTTCTCTATGTGCTGAAAATTCTTTTAGAAAACTTGTTACTGTATCTTCAACAGCAATTATACATTTATTTTTTGCAGCCTTAAGAGCCTCTGATACAGTTACAATTTGTTGAAAAGATTGATGACCACCATCGTCAAGTAATACATCAAAATTACCTATACTATTGAATGTGGTTTTCCAAAATTCAGGATCACCTTGATCACCAATATATATCTCAAAACCATATTGTTCCCATTTTTTTGCAGCAGGATTTAAATCAATACCAATAATTCTGGCATTATCACCTAACCACTTTCTCCACATGAATAATGATCCACCATTGAAAACCCCAGTTTCAATAAAAGTACAATTAGTACCTCGTAAATGCTTAAATAATTCAGCATAAATTTTAAAGTAATTTGTTACTTTAAATGATGATTCCTGAGATTGAAGAAAACATTGTAATAATTCTTGTTCATCATCATGATGATCCATGTAAAAATCCCTATTAACAGTGTTATTTTACACGATTAATAGGGAGTAATCAATACTTATTGGATACATTAATAATTTATTTTCTATGATCCAAAAATCTTTGCATTGTAGCCATTTCTTTATGATATCTTCTAATATCATCTTCAGTTGGTTGTTGTTGAAGACTAGTTGGAGTTCCTGGAATAGCACTTGGTGATCCCATACCGGCACCACCAAACTCTGGATTATCAGCTTCATCCAATCCTTTATCTACTGGGAATCCCATACGTTCGGCAGCCAATTGCATATAATGTTCTACTTCACCATCATCTAAAGCATTTGGCATTGCTGATCTCCAAAGTTTAAACTTTTGTTCATAAGTAGCATCTGGATTTTTTAAGATTTCTCTCATTGGAGTGGCACGTGGCCCTTCCTCATTTGAATATTGATCGCCAGTTTCTTGACGACTAATGATATTCAATTTATCAAAGTTGAATATAATATTCCCTTCTCTTTTAGTTGGTTGACCATTATACTTGAGTAAATATTGAAATTCATTCTTCTGATCTGCACCTACTACTACAACAGCATTCTTATAACCATCTTTATTAAGTTCATGTAATACATCTATCAAGTTTTTAGAACTTTGAAATGATGATGAATGTTGAGGAAATACTGTACGATAGATATCTAATTTTTCATCTGGCATTAATGGATCATCTTTACCAGTAGTTTCACTAACAATAAAATATGGATCGGCATTTATTTTTTTAGCCATAGTGAATACGGCATTTGCCAAATACATATGACCTTTATGACCCATACCACGACCCCAACCAACTACACATGTGTCACTATCACCGATTTTCTGAATGTTTTCTTTTAGAGCCGCTTTGGCACTTTTAGCAAGTTTAGGGTCAGTTTTTACTTCACTTTTTTTTGCCAAACCAACTCTACCCTGTGCTCTGTTAGCAGCAGTGAATCCACCACGCTTAACAAATTTTAAGGGTTGACTACCACCAGTTGGATCACTTACAAGTCCTTCTCCACTTTTTGCTCCACCAGGCAATTCTGCTCTAATATGAACATCTTTAAGTGTTGGTTCTTCTACTTGATCAACGATAGCATCTTTTACATTCATAATGCCACGAACTAATTTGAATGTAGCACTAAGACCAGCGCCACCATTTTTAATCATATCAATGGCTATCTGTCTACGACCCTTTGTAAATATAGGATCTGTTTCTGCCCATTGAGCCATGTTACCGCCAAGATTTTCTAATCCACCTGGATGATCTACTTGACTGTTAACATATTTATATATTGATGCTCTCCATTGTTTTGTGGCTGTCGCTGGATCTGCAAAAGTTGCAATCCATTCTGGAGTTGGTGTAACAAAACCTTCAATAGCACTAGCATTACTAGTTAGAAAACTGTATAATTTATTGATTGCACTAGTTGGAATTTGTGCTTGAACCATTGAATACTTTGGTGGTAATATAATAACATCTTTACTACCAACACCTTGAATAAGTTGTGTTAAATTTTCAGTTCTTCTTTGTCCACCTAAACCAGGCAATTGATCAAAATAAGCTGTAATAGCTGATGCTGAAGTACTTTGAGCGATACGTTGTCCTAATGGACTATTTTGATCTACATGATAGATAACAGTATTTGGTTTAAAGTAATATTCACCCTTGTCATTAAGTTCAGGTCTTGTTTTATATAATAAACCACCCTCTAAGAATCCACGAAAATCTTTTGGTGTGGCTGCATCATATATACCATGTAACTCAGCCATACTATTTACAAATATCATTCTATCTTGACTAACTTCACCTTTACTACGTCCAATATAACTACGTTTTACATCTTCTGGACTAGCATTGAATTCTTTATGAAACTTATCACCTAAATGAAAACGACCTTGTTCATCACGACCAAAAATGATAGCTGGACTTCCGTCCCATTTGATCTCTAGATGACTACTATCTTTAGCAATACTCGCCAGCCTGTCTATGGCTCTCTTGGCGCCTGTCGGACCATAAATGTATACTAAATCTTCAATGTGTTGAAATTCACGACCAACATCCTCTACTTTATCTTCCATCAAAGTAGGATCAATTAATTCAGATACTTCTTGTCCGATAATTCTTGTTAATTGTTGTTCAAATAGTTTCAAATAATTCATTTTAAATTCCACTTAGACGCTTAATATGATCCAACAAACTCATTGCCTCTTTAACAGGCGGTGGTGGCGGAATATTATTTTGTACTGGTGCAGCAGGTTCTTTCGGTTGTTCAGCCGGAGGTTCTGCAGGTTCTTCTGGTTCCGGAATCACTGGTTCTTCATCAGTTGATTGTACTTTATCTAATATCTCATCGTATTCACGACCTAATTGTTCTGACATCCAAGCTATGATAATTGGACGAGCATCTCTATTAGAATCAAGTGAAGCCGCTTTCATTAATCTAGCATTCAAACCATCTTTTTCTAAGATACCTGATAATTCACCAATTGCGTTTGACGCATCTGGACCAAGTGGAATAATATCACTATCATTACCAAGTAAATCAATCAATTCTTCTTTTTGTAATGGTTGATTTGGAATTAATGCCTCTCCAATTAGATTATCTGCCCATGCTTCAAACATAGAAGCTTCATTTGTTTCTGTTATAGTTAAGTTTAAACGACTTAAAATAGGCAATGCCGATTCAATACGAGTATCTAATGTATTAGTTCTAAACAATTCAGTTAAATTACTAGTATCACCATCTTCCATAATAGTTGGCTGCCAACTTTCAAAATAGTTATTATATCCACGAGTACTTTGTAAACGTTTTAATGATTCTCTTAAACTTTGATAGTGATTAGCGGCTTCTGTAACAATACGTTGTACACTTTCATTAAATTGTCCAGATTTTGTGGCTCTTACAAATCCACCTAGTTTCTTAACATCTTGAACCATTTCACTGATATGACTCCAACGTTGATCGTTATATTGTCCACCTTCTGCCAAATGTCTAGCAAATACACGACCAATTGATGGTTTAGTTGAAGGTACCAATACACGTTCACCCATTTCATTTTCTAAAAAGATACGCTCAACATAACGATATCTGGCATCTGTTTCACCTAATGTCTTATTATGTTTAATAATCATTTTAATAGTTGGTGGGCCATTATCACTATAACTTGTATGTTTGTTACCGTAATATCCTTCAGCAATATTTTTTCTGTGTTGTCTTACTTTCATATCATCATCCAATTTACTCATATCTTTAAGTTTTTTCTTCAATCCATGAGTAATAGCAAAATGACCCATTTGATCAATAAACTTAACCCAACCAGTATTTTCATCTGATGAACGTGTCACAGATGTGTTGAAATAAATTATTAAAAATCTTGAATCATCAACAGTAATAGTAACAGTACCATAACTCTTTTCGCCACTTTCAAACTTAAATTGAAATGCTTCTGCTTCTTCTGGAATAGGAACTTGTTGACCGGCACTATCATACATAGTGACAGAGTATCCACGACCACGTAATAGATCGTATAATTCAATATTGACTGATTCAGTACTTTTTGGCATAGTGATTTCTCTAATATCTATTATTTATCATAAATCTGTTAGCCTATTATGGCAAAAAATGGCATAGGTTCTATAACATCATTATGATCTCTGATGTGTTTGTTAATATCTAAATGATATTGTTGTAAATGTTGAAACATTCTAACAACTAATATAGTAGACATAACCAAATCATCTGTTTCTCCCTGTTTGGCAGCATAACTACCACCACTAGCAACAAATGTTTTTAATTCACTGATTAACCCACTACTAAAAACTTTCATTTTATTAGTTTCTATTAAGTTTTTTAATTTAGAACAAGCTTCTAATTTAGATTTTTGAGCAGTTGTAAATCCACGACGATATCTTCTAGAAGAACCTATCTTCTTTGGTTCACTAATCATTGAACCTTTAATGTTATCTTCACCAAATTCACTTAATGAAATTAAAGCTGCTTCACCTATTGTATTATTTTCTAATGAATAATACAATCTATCTACACGACCAGTTTCTTCTGCAATTTGATTATTAATATCGGCTAATATCTTAATTTGTTCTGGAATAGTAGTTCTATTATGTGTCCATTCTGCTACTTGATCACCTGTATCAGCTTCAAATACTTGAATTGCCGCTGGATCACCACCAGTACCTAAACTTGGATCTAATGCTACTACGTATATATGTTCTTTCAGTGGTTTTTTAAACCAACGAATTTGTCCAGTTTTATATTTTGGTTCTCTTGAGTCTAATTCCATTAATTTCATACTATCTATTAATGTTTCTTCGTCAATGATAAACTCTAGACCATGTTCTCGTCTAAATCGTTCTTCACCAATCTTACCAATTTCTTCTTCTTTCCATTTTTCATCACGATCTGGGTGTTCCCACCATTCTGCTCTAAATGGACTAAATCCATTGACACCAACTTGGGTGACATTACCAAAAGCATCTATCTTTTTATTAGCCTGTTTCCAAATATTGGCGAATTGATCTTCATCACTGTTTGGTGTACTTGTTATTATACATTTACCACCAGTGCTTAGTGTGGGTGATATTGAAGTCCAGAATTCTTTAGCTATTGATGGTCTTACAAATGCAAACTCGTCAAGATACAATAGTGATAGTGACATACCACGACCAGTTTTTTCAGTAGTGGCTCTGGCTACAATACGACTTTTATTTTCAAAGTCAATATTACCCTTGTTATATGATTCAACTCCAGCTTTCAACCAAAATGGGCACATTTCATATGCATATCTAATACGATCCATGATTTCTTGTGCACCACTGTATTGATGAGCAGCAATTAGAATAGTTTTATCTGGATGAAACATGGCATACCATAATAAATATCCCGCCGCTGATGTTGTTTTTCCAGTTTGTCGCGGCATCATTGATACTGAGAATCTATTATTATGATAATTGTCAATCAACTTAAGTTGAAAGTCATATGGGTCATATAATAATTGACCTCTAGTAGGATGTTGAATATAAAAGTACGTTCTCATGAAATGTTCATATCCAGTTATAGGATTACAACATTTTACAATTTCTTTTACTTGATCTGGAGTTAATGTAACATTGGCGCCTTTTGATCTAACAAATTTATTATCTTCTGCCATGTTATTCTCCGAACGGATCTTCACCCGTTAATTCTGGTCTTGCATACATTACACGAAACCAACGCGGTGATCCATGTTTAATATTATTTTCTTTTATGAATTGAATTCTTTTACTTTTATCAATAAATTTATCTTCTATTGATTGTTCAGTAAGAGAATCACTTACACCCAATTGTTTTAAGTTTGATTTGAGTGCCGCTAATTCATCATCATATGACGAATTAGAAGTATGTTCTGTTAATTCAGATATACGTTCTTGAATACGCTGTGCGTTTTCTTCTTTTAGTTTTAGAATATCTTCTAATGTTCTGTAAAATTGTGTAGCCATAGTAGAGTATTTAGTTACATAAAGCAAAAACTCTAGATATTATTCTAGAGTTTGTTGTTTAGTATTCTTCTTCAACTACCCATGGATCAAGGATAACTATTGTCCCATTGTTTCGCATCATGAAGTTTTTAGGATTTAGATCAAATGTCCATCCTTTTCTCTCAGATATGCGAGCAAGTTCACCCATAGTTTTGTAAAATAGTTTTAACCCATTTTTTCCATCGGTTTTTTCAAAATGATCGTATAATTCTTTGTTTTTGTCGTATTTTTGAATCATTTGATCAAAACTATCGCCCATTTCCGCATCAGTTGACATATTGTATAAGTTCCATCCCCAAGTTGGTCGTAACTCAGTTAAATACTCTTGACGTATTTGTAAGTAAACGTGATCATTCCAATAGAAGCTTTCAAAGCCGCTGAACTTAGGTAGAAATGGATTACTCTTATGATCGTTACAATACTTAGCCCAAGTAAAGAACATTTTATGATCGTTAGAGAACTTTGGGTTTGTTCTTTTTCCCGATGGAGCATGTGCAACATCATATTTAGTTCCAAATATTTTAAGAACTTGACCAGTTCCTGGTTCAAGAAATGATGTTTGATCAACACCTTTCCCTAAAAGCTTATATCCTTTATCAGTGAGATATTTAATGATTTCTGGATCAGTGTCAGTATATTCGTCTATAATTTGATTGATTTTCATGATATAGTATTTAGTATTTTACTCAACAAACTTTATCATGATAAAATTTTATGTTTATTTTACGTCTAAAGATCGTTTTTTAGTAGCTACAATACAATAAAACTGTTCTTTTACTTTCTCAACATCTTCACCAATTGACAAATCAAACTCCATAGTTTGAAACTTATCAATGTCAAAACCAGTTCTTTGTAACAGTGCAATCAATTGACTTGGTCCAAGTATACTATAATGATTTAAATTCCATTCATGTTTACGTTCACAATCTGGTGCTGGAACTTCAATATATATTTTACTATCTTGTTTAAGAATACGATTGTATTCCATTAATGTTATGATTGGATATGGACTATGTTCTAATGTATGACGTAAGAAAATGAAATCAACACTGTTATCATCATAACCTTTACTTTGAGGTAAAAAACTAAAGTCATGTTTTTCTACAGTATGACCTTTACTCATACAAAGATCAACATCTTCATCACTTAGTGTTATACCAACAACATTTTTATACTTACGTTTTTTCATTTCATCCAAGAAGTATCCTGGACCACATCCAAGATCAAGAATCTTTGCAGTTTTATTTAACTTAAGAGGATCAATGTAATCTTTAACAACTTTAGCGGTTAATTCTTTATGAAAACCACTATTACCTTCGGCATAGATATGATTTTGATAAAGCCAATCTACATAAAATCTTAGTTTAATTACATCTATAGTTGCTGCAGCATCAATCATTATAATCCTTCAATTAGTAAGATATTTATAATGACTGATGTGTGTGTATTATTTTCTTAGTAGTGGTGGACGACCATTTCTGGCTATTTTCCAACCAAGTTTGGCAGCATTTTTTTTCATAGTATCTGGATGAATATCTACTGTTAATGCGGTCTTGAATCTAGGATCATTCTTTTCACTTTCACTAGGAATGTAACCGCTTGCTTCTTTTAATGCCGCTTTTCTCATGTAATGATTACGCAACTCTAAATCTTTTCTGGTGGCTTTTCTGATCAGATTCAAGTATTTGTTTACAGGAACTTCTATTATTTTCATCGGCTCAATTGCGGTGACTTCAGGCACTGAATGAAACTCTCTGCTATTCCCACCTTGCACGAACTGCGGTTTCCCATCGGGATCATACATCGGCACTTTATGCAGATATACCTTTTCGCCTTTTCGTATGTTGCCACTAAACAAAACCATCTGCGGATCATTGGGGAACATTCCGGTATCTGAACCAGAAGTAGTAAGTCCCATTGCTATAGCAACTTTTGGATCGGTAGTAGCATAGATAGCATTTTGATTGCTACCAGCGGCTCCTCCTGTATCTTTTGCTTGACGAGGAATTAAAACTTCATTTCTATGTCTGGATCCGTGCCATAGATAAGTGTTCTTTGAATGTTTGACATCTTCTGCCACATTAAATGTTGGATCTGTTTTTTGACGAGGCATATTTTTAGGCTGATCAGGGTCTATAGGATCAATATCAGTTGTTTCAAGTCCTAGTCTCTTTAAGGCATTTATATAATTGTGTTCTTCTTCTTCGCTTCCAAATGCCATTATGGTACTTGGAGGACCTTTTCCAAAAATACTTGGATCTACTTTATCTAAGTTACTAATGTTTGTTCCTAGTTTATACCAATCGTATAAATCACTAACATCTACTCTAACTGTACCTTTGGGCATAGTAGGCTTAGATTCAGGACCAGGAGGTACATCATTTGGATGCCAATCTTCATCTAAACTTAATTGGATACTATATAATCTGTTACGATGATTATATAACTTGTCAATGATTCCGTTAGTACGTAAGATTTTAAATGCAATGTTTTCTGGTCCAAATTCACCATGTTTATCTAACCCAGCCTGACGATAACGTTTAATAGTACTAAGTACTTTGTCAATTTGATCTATATTATTACTTCTATTAGCAATTTCAGCCATTTGAACTAATTTAGTTACTTTATTTTTTACTGAATTTTGATCTATTGATGCACGTTGTTTTCTTGGAAATTTAATCCACTTATCATTAAGTATACTATATTCACCTAAACTTTTTACTGGTTGATTTTTATCTTGAACATATAATTCTACATCATAACCACGAATTTTAATATCATGATCAGCGTTAAATAGATTTTTCTTGGCAGTAAATAATTCTCTATATATATCATCATTATTAATCTTGTTCATATCTACTAAAATATGTAGATCAATATCACTATGATCAGTATAGGTATAAGCAGCATTACTACCACTTAGTGTAATATCATCAATATCTAGATTATTAATTCCCAAATAGTCAATGAATTCATTTGCTATTTCTAACAATTTTTCTCTAACATCAGATGCCATACGTTCATCATTAAATAACATTGGATTTAATTCTGTGCGAAATTTAATTGCATCACTTAATTTGTAAGATTCTAATTCATTGATATTCATATATTCTATTGATTGTTAACTGATTTAATGATCCAAAAATCTGCGCTCATATTTGTGTTTTGAATCACTCGAAAAGGCATATAAAAATATCCCTTGTCACCCCAATTTGCACCCCAACTATTTCTTGCTATAAAATAATTATTAGTTTTATCATAGCCTACTAATAATACGGCATGACCACCTAATAAGTATTCTTTACTTATGTTAGGATATGGCATTATACCAGTTTTTGCCACCGCTTGTGTTTGAAAACTACTATATACATAAAATCCAATAGTTACAGGAAATCCATTTGTAAGAGCATTAATACAAGCATCAAAGTTCAATGCTCGTTCATATAATGTAACTTTTCTCTTAACACCATCATTAATAGCTTGTTGAGTTGGCTTGATTTTAAATTTACTAATATTATATGGCCACAATTTTTCTTGTGGAGCTCCATAATTATAGGCTGCCTTGATTGCAGTTCTGATATAGGCACCACTATCGTAATTAATCGTTCCCTCTAATAATCTTGTATAGTAGTATATATACAATCTACTAACATCAATCCAATTATTATTTTTCTTATCTAAGTATTCAATAGCACCAGCAATTGCATTACCAGTACAACTACCTAATCTACCCTGTTGTTCAATAGGAGAACAATATGGTCTTAAATCTACTTTATTCACTGATTGTGTTGATACAACTTGATATTTATAATCTCTAGCGTCAAACTTATCTGGTACCCAATTATATCTAGGAATTTTGAATAATTTAGGTTCTATTCTAACAGATTCTTTATAGTTAGGATTGTATTGTTTATTTAATTGTGGATCTTGTGTAACATCAATACGTTGTGGCAATACTATTTTTGTCATGATAAGTTCCTGATAACATTAATATTTATCAGAAAATGATAAGGGAGAGCGAACTCTCCCCATTTTTACTTAGATTTTACTTTTTTAATTGATTTTTCATTACTAGTATCAATCAATTGAGCTTTACCAGATTTGACCATGATATCCATATATTGTGGTCCAATACTATCTAATAGTAATTGTTGATTTTCCATACAGTACATATATGATCCAGTATGACGTAACAGAATACGTTTATCTACCCAAATCTTACCACCAACATCACGCCAATTTTCACAAGCAGTCCAATCTTCACTATAATATCTTCCCTGACGAACTGCAGTATCCCAATATGTACGTAAATATTGATCATAAACTGGATCTAATCCAATATCATTCTTATATGATTTGACAGCTGGATGAGTGGCTAACTTAGAGAATACATCACGTTTAGTCAATAAGAAACCTGTACCGGCCTTACTAACTTCTTGAAGACCATTCTCTCCAGTTTCTGCTCCATCAAACCCATTGACTACCCATTTAATTGGCATTGATTTCATTGGATATAATCCACCAATCATATCTTTATTATGATTAAGTAATGCTAATAAATGCCATGCTTCCCAACCAATATCAGCATCAATAAACATCAAATGAGTTGATTCTTTCTGATGTAAAAATTTAGCAGTCAATGTATTTCTCGCACGACTAATTAACGATTCATTGACCATGGTTTCAATTGTCCAATCAATTCCCATTTGTCTAGTTGCATTGCTAAATTTAATGAAACTCATAAATGTTGATTCAGTTAACATACCACCATAACATGGCATTGCAATATGACAACGAGTTGTTTTTAGAAATTCAGTATCAATTTGAATTTGAATTTGACCTGGTTTTAATGTTGCTTTTCCATCTTTCTTAACATCTACAGATTTTTCATTTGGTTTTGGTGCTAATCCTCCAGCTCTAGCTTCTTGTGGAGCTTTGTCTGCCATCTCTAGTACAGCATCAACTGGGATTTCTTTCTTTGATTTTTTGGGAGTTTTTGGTATAATAATCGCTGGAGATTCAACTGATTTATTAGCTGACATTTTACCAGATTTTTTTGATTTTAATTCTTCTGTGAGATTAACTTCTTTTTGTTTACGTGCCATATAATATCCTGTAAGATACTATTATTTACAGATTATTATAACAGTCAAAAAATTAATTTTCGTCCAAATAGTCGTTATTTATCTCTATTGACTCAGAAGATTCTACTACTGTTTGTTTTAATGACTTATATCCTTCTTTGATCAATTTCAATAAACGTATTTTTTGTTCTGGTGTAGCAGATTCTAACATAGTTCTGCTTTGTTGAATTAGTTTCAATAGTTGATCTTGTGTCATGTTAATAACTCGCCGCTACTAATGATATTGCACCTTGAGTCCAATTTCTAACTGTTGCTCTAAGCCATACATAATTACCAACTAAGTTATTAAATCCTTGTTGAACGTTTAGAGTTCCTGGTGTTACATCTAATTGATATACAGTAAACCAATCACTATCTAATGTTGGATCAGTAGCAATACTGGCTTGAATATATATATTACCAATAAAAACTGGATTACTTTGTTGATTATTACCTTGTGGTACTTGACCTAAATTCCAACTAATAGTTTGAAGATCACGATTGGCCAAAATATATGCAGCTGCCTGTTGTTTTGTTCCGTCTATAGAAATACTAACACCTGGTGGTCCAGGATATGCAGTTTGTGGAAGTAAAACAACTGTTGTTCCTTGCGCCATTACGCTTTCTCCACCTCAACAATAACCGAATCACCTACTAACTCTTGAACAACTTGCTCAAGTGCGGTGATCACCTCTTCAGATGCGATATCGCATAAACTTTCAGCGTCAACTGTTCCAGATTTGATCAGTTTACTTACTTTGATTACAATAATTTCTTCGTGAATTTGTGCCATGATATATGCTCCATTATAGAGTATTTATCTTTTTTGTATTGTACAGACTTTTCTAATCAAATTATCAAATTTTAAAGATAATAACGTTATCAATGATTCTTGATCAAAATCAAAAAAGTAATTATCCCATGAATACATAAGATTATAATTTTGCATACCAGAAAAATGTTGAGTTGATGTTTTACCAGTAACCCATTTTATCATTGATGGAGACATTGTTATATCATAACGACTTAGATAATCATATAATTTTTCTCGTTCTTCTGTAGTATATATCTTACTCTTCATATAAATTCTGAATTTTCGTTTAGGTTCTTTTTGATATACTACTCCTCTTTCGTAATTCGTCATTGGTTCTGAATAATTATAACTTATGATAGTATCATCTTTAGAATATTTAAGTTCTGTTAATAATAGTTCAAATACAGTAAAATCATTAGCATAAATTGTGATCTTGTTTTCACCAAATCTTAATTTAAAATCAAGATTTTTCTCAATTATTGATGATCTCCATACTATTAAATTTTCTATTGGTTTTAACAAATTAGTATCAGATACTATTGAATTTATATCATTATAATACATTCTATTAATATAATATTCATCTACTTTCTGAGAATATTCATATATGGATTTTGTTGTTCTAAAAAAATGAATACCTTTAATCCAAATTGACATTTTATACTTGAATTTATCATGATAAAATGTCAATTGAGCAGAATCTAATTTGAAATCTGATTCAGTTATCATTATTCTAGTCTAATGATACCATCCGTACCAACAGTAGCCATGGTTTCTGATAACTTAACTGTAATGTCAAATACAACCTGATCATTAACATAATCAGCAACTATATTAGAATTATTAACTTTCTCAAATAAGATTTTCTTACTTAAAGGTACACGAATAAGTTCATCAATCTTACGGGCAAGTGGTCTGGCACCCATTTTAGGATCATATCCAATCTTTGCCAAATGATCAATTAACTCTTCAGTTAATGTCATATTAATATTATGTTGATCAGTCAATTGAGTTTTCAATTCATTAACAAACTTAACTACAATCTTTTTAATTGCCAATGTATCAAGTTTAGTAAACTTACAAATCATATCAATACGATTACGTAATTCTGGTTTGAAGAATTCTTTTAATGCCTTATCATCTTCACCAGATTTATCTTGATCGCCAAAACCAATATTATTACGTTCACTATCAGCCGATCCTAAATTACTGGTCATGATGACAATAGTATTTTTTGCGTTAACTGTCTTACCATTAGTACCAGTAATACGACCTTCATCTAATAATTGTAAGAACAAGTTATATACATCTGGATGTGCTTTTTCAACTTCATCAAACAATAAAATTGAATATGGATTTTTACTTAAATCATTGATGATTTTACCACCACCAAGATTACCTTCACCGTATCCTACATATCCTGGTGGGGCTCCAATCAATGCGGCTACACTATGTTTCTCTTGATATTCACTCATATCATATTTAAGTAAGGGCATATTAAGATTCTCACTTAATAAACGAGCCAATTCTGTTTTACCAGTACCAGTTGGTCCCAAGAATAAGAAACTTGCCATAGGTTTTTTCTCATTAGCAATACCAGCATAACTAACATATACACGTTCAAGTACATTATTCAATGCTTTATCTTGACCATAAAGTTTAGTTTTGATATTACTTTCAAGATTAATCATTCTATCACTAACATCAGTACTGATTTTATCTTGAGGTATTCCACACATTTTGGTTACTTGTTCACGAATTTCAACATCAGTAACTTTATTATTTGCTAGTGCCAATACTCGTTCTTTTGCACAAGCGGCATCCAATAAATCAATTGACTTATCAGGATTCTTACGATCATGTACATAACGATTACTTAATTCAACTGCTGCCTTGATAGCACTAGGTTTAATTTCAACTTTATGAAAATCACTCAATCGTTCTGATAGACCAGTTAGAATTTTCTCTGTAGTTTCCAGATCAGGTTCATCAATACTGACACGATAAAAACGACGCATCAATGCACGATCTTTCTCAAATGATTCGTAATATTCTTCCCATGTAGTACTAGCAATAATCTTTAGTGTACCTTTTGTAATAGCTGGTTTAAACATATTAGCAAAGTCAAGACTACTATTACTACCACTACCAGCACCTTTCATTGTATGTGCTTCATCAATGAATAAAATTACATTCTTTTTAGAAGTTAATGCATCAATAACATTTTTAACTTTCTCTTCAAAGTCACCACGATACTTACTACCAGCCAACAATGAACCAATTTCTAATGAATATAATTCATGATCTTTCAAGAAATCAGGTACATTGTTTTCAATAATACGACTAGCTAACCCTTCTGCAATTGCAGTTTTACCAGTTCCTGGATCCCCAACCATTAATACATTAGCCTTGAATCGTTTAGCCAAGATCATAATAATATCTTCAATCTCTTGTTCACGACCAATTACTGGTTCAATTTTATTTTGACGAGCCAAATCTGTCAAATTAATTGTAAATTCTTCCAAAATTTCAGTTGCTTGATCATCACTTAATTTTGAAGAAGATTTATCATGTTTATAATTCTTTTGCCAAAATGTCACAAATTCATTTCGTGTTACACCCCATTTCAATAAGAAATATTGTGCATGACTATTAGATTCTTGAAAGATACTTAAATACAAATCAATGATTTCAATTTGACGACGACCAGTAAACAATACTTGTGTTACAGCGCGACTAAACATTCGCTCTAATGCATTTGTTTTGCGTGGTTGTAATGGTTCAGTTGAATTAGTTTTAACTAATGATGTTAATCCATCTAAATAATCGGATACATCTTTAGTCATCATTTCAGTATCAACCCCAAACTTGTCAAGTTGTTTCTTAAATGGTTCATACATAATCATACTTAATAAAGTATGTTCTAATGTTACGTATTCATGTTTTCTTTCTTTGGCCATAAAAACGGCTTGTTCTATAATACGTTCTACATCTGGATTATTAATCATAAATTTCCTAGTTAAGAGTTTTATTGCGCTCTTGTTCAAGAGCAGTAATTAGTTCAGTACTGATTATATCAGGTATTGATGCGGTAATCAATATATACTGGTCACCTCGTTGATTGGATGCTTCCAATCCTTTACCTGAAATTCTTAAACTGGAGCCCGGTTTTGTTCTGGGGTGTATAGTAATCTCCAAAGTTTGATTATAAATGGTTGTAAAACTGATAGTGGTTCCTAATATTAAATCAATGACAGAAAGTTCTTTAGTAGAAATCAAATCTAATCTACGTCTTTCAAATATCGGATGTGGATGAATTCTGAACATTATTTGTAAAACACCATCAGGCATTAAATTTTCATAATTAATTTTTTGTCCGTCTTCTATTCCTTTTGGTACAGATATTTGAAATGTTTTACCGCCAGCTGGAGTATTAACATTAATTGTTTCCATACTTCCAGTAGCCACTTGTTCTAATTTTATGAATACGGTTACAGTATAAATTCTTTGTTGACGTTGCCTGTTAAACTGATTAAACATTTCCTCAAATGGATTAAATCCACCTTGTGGACCAAATGGGAATCCAGCAAAATTTTGTTGTAAACTTGGATTATCATATTGTTGACGTTTTTCATCATCACTTAATGTTCTATAGGCTTCTTCTATTTTTTGAAATTCAGCCGTATCTCCACCACGATCAGGATGATGTTTGGATGCCAAACGTCTATACGCTTGTTTTATTTCTTGTTGAGTTGCTGTCTTAGTGACACCAAGTATATTATAATAATCCATAAATGATTATAACGCAAAACAAATTAGAATTCAAATGTTTTGGATACTTAGATTAAATGATTCCGGCGCGACGCTGAATAAACTTTAAATCTTCATCCGCTACATAACTAGTATGTGGTTCTAATCCAGCCAATTCTCTCATTTCATTAAGATCAGATTCTTCAGATTCTTCTTCTGTTGAATTTTTCATTCTATAATCATGTGGACTTAAAGTAATGTTATCTCTGATTGATCCTTCATTAGCTGGTAAAAATTTATCATTGATATTCAATTTCCAATCCTTAAGTGTTAAACCAGTTAGTGTTTCCAAATCATCTAACATTTCAATGATTCTTTCTGGAACTCGTAATCTACGATTCATTTCAACAAATACTAAAAATTTACCTTTATTAACTTCACCAGGACTTGTATCCGCATCAATTACCCAATCATAACCACGTTCTAACCAACTACATAAATCATCAGCTGCAGCTTTACTATTCATAGTAAAACTAATAGTAACATAATCGCTATTATCACCAATCTTAGATTCATATTGATCTATATTTACAATTGGTAACATCTGACGTTCCATATCTAAATATTGTAAACTTTCATTTAATTGTTTAGTCATATTATAGTCCTGGAAGATTGTTCAAATCATCATTCATATCAGTAGTATCTTGATTTTCTGATTGTTGATCAAATTCTTTAAGACTATCAGTATCATAATCTTTAGCGTAAGCATCATCTAAATCTTCAAGATCAATTGTTTGGCCCGCTAAGTCAACACTACCTTCACGTATATCATTCATCAATGCTTTTGGCATAATGATATTAACTAACCATACTTTTCTATCAATTAATTTTGGATAATGTGTTCCTGGTTTGAAATCACTTGAATCTTTAATTTCAACTGGGACTTTTAATGTTGTTTTTTTAAATTTAATTGTACAGCCTAATGGCAATAATCTTTTGGCACCGCGTGGATCAGGCATAATACCACTTGGCCACATAAACGTACAAATTACTTCATATCGTCTAATAATTGGTCCATCAACTAATTCACCTAATTCCCAATTCTTATAAGCATAGATATCTGCCTCAGATAATACTCGTTCAAAGTCTAATAAAGTAGACATAGTTCCGTCTGAGGTCATTATACCCTTAACGTTTTGAACAATTTCTTCCCACTGTGGACTATCTAAAAAGGTCTTTTTCTTTGTCATGATAATGTATTTATCATTTTGATGAATTGAATGAGTTTTTGAAAGTTGATATATTTACAGTACAGCTTATTATTTATCATAAATTCATGACTAATCACAGTACATTTGATGACCAATCATCGTATGTAAATACTTTATCTGTTATGAGCAGATCATATCATTAGGAGATTCAATTTTGGCACGTAGAAAATCAGGCGCTTTGCGCAAAGAACAATCAGCATTTCTAACACAGTCACACAAACATCACCAAACCTACTATCAAAAAAATCAAACTATGGACATTGAAACAAATACAATTAGATTCAATCCTCAAAAACAGCGTAAATCTGTTAGTTTGGTACCAAAAACAATCAATCAAGAAAAGTACATATTAGCACTACAAAATCAAGACACTGATGTTGTCGTGGTTAGTGGGCCGGCTGGTACTGGAAAAACATACTTGGCTATGTTGGCTGCTATTCAAGCCATGAGAGATCGTGAATGTGACAGAATTGTATTATGTCGCCCAAACGTATCTATAGAAGATGAGGATCATGGATTCTTGCCTGGTGATTTGACTGAGAAACTTGCACCTTGGGTTAGACCAATGGTTGATGTGTTACATGAATTCTACGCCGTAAAAGAAGTAGAACTAATGTTGGCAGAACAATTAATTGAATTTGCCCCATTGGGATATATGCGCGGCCGAACTTTTAAGAACACTTGGATTATTCTTGATGAAGGGCAAAATGCCACACCAGCTCAAATGAAAATGTTACTAACTCGTATTGGTGTTGGTAGTAAGATCATTATCACTGGTGATATTGAACAAACAGATAGAACTCAGCCAGACAATGGACTATTAGATTTACAACAAAAGTTGCAATCAAGCCCAATATCTGGCATTGAGACCTGTGAGTTTGATAATAGAGATATTCAACGTCACAGATTAATTGGAGATGTACTTAAACTATATCGTTAATTTCCAGTTATAATAGAATATACTTGAGCCCAGTTTTTCACTACCGGAATTGCTGGGTCCACGTGATCCATATTATGGCCGTGTTCCATTAGTAGACTCTTAAGTCCTAAAGCATGACCTACTCTGCAATTGTCTATTTTATCTTCAATCCAGTATAACTCACTATTCTTATATGGTAATAGTGCCTGATCTTTATCTGCCCCAGTATCTAAGAATACAAACTTTTCAAATGCAGTTTCACCAAACAACTTTCTTAAATTCATTTCCCGTAAGCGACAGGTATTTTGATCTGTACTTAAACTGGTAATAGCGTGAAAAACGTAACCATGTTCTTCATGTAATTTTTTGATATAATACATTGCATCTCGTAATGGTGGTAAGAAACCAATAGCGGCACTTTCATTAAAGTACTTGATTAATTGTCTACCAATATCTTCATCAATACCATAACGTTTACCGATATTATATTTGAGATTACCACCTTCTACTTTGTTATGTCCGTGAGTGTTCATCCATACATCGAATGAGTATTCCCAATTGAGTACTACACCGTCAATGTCGGTTAATATTACGTTTTCGTTCACTTAAATTTATCCTTGAGTTTATCCATTTGAAAGTGTTCCATTTGTGTAATCATATTTGGATATATTTTCTTATAGTATTCATGCATACTTTCAAACGAGGTTGGTACTACTTTACCTTCAATAACACATTTAAGAACTTTTTGTTCTTGATAATCAAGAATCACATTACATTCACCTAAATCTTTTGATTTAATGACATTACTAAATCCAGCCTGTTCATCAATACGACCACCAGGTTTTCTTACAAATGTTACTAACAGATATCTCATTATGATCCTAAGTATGTTCTTTACATGACACTATAATACCAGTTCTACCAATTGCCTGTAACCATGTGTTTAATCTGTGAACAATGATACTATCACTCTTTGGATTATCAAAGTTGATTGAAACGTCCATTACGGTGTCACCGGTACCGTCTTCACGACTGTTATAACTCAGACTGAAGTTCTCATTAATCTTTTCTTTATTTGTCATATTATCCTCGTATTTGTGTTAATTCTACCATAGTTGCTGCCAGACTGATTTCTGGAATACCAACTAATGATAGATTTGCTAAACCATTTCTAATTACTACAATTGCCGCATCTTTCTGTTCTGTAGTATTACCCCAAAGATCAAGATTGACATAAGTCCATTTGTAAATATCTTCTAATCTTGTTGGATTTAATCCAAGAAACTGTAACAGTTGTTGACGACCTTCTAGTACTTTACCACCTTTAAATAGATTAGTAATCTCAATCAACATAGCATCTTGATCATTACCACTATTTTGTACTGGTGATAATTTACCACTCATACTATTAGTTTGAAGTTGATTCAAACATTTACGTAAATCGGGATATGTTGCACCAACATAGGCATCAAGAGTATCTAAATCAAAGTCAACATTTTCAGTAACCAATACTGTAGCTGCTCTGGCAGTAAATTCTGTTCTATCACTTTTAGTAATATGAAATTCATGACAACGTGATTTTAATGCCGGAATGATTCTATGTGCATAGTTACAAGTTAAAATGAATCTAACTGTACTGTGATAAGATTCAATATCACCACGTAACATAGCCTGTCCTGCTGGTGTCATATAATCAGCTTCGTCTAGTAAAACGATCTTAAACCGACCAAATGGCATAGTTTGAACAAACCCTAGAATCTTATCACGAATAACATCAACACCATTCTCACGACTGGCATTAATTTCCAATACATCATATTCATTTACGTCTAGTTCATTGATAAGAACTTTTGCTAGTGTTGTTTTACCAGTTCCTGGTTCTCCACTAAACAATAAGTTTGGAATGGATTCACTTTTAATCCAATCTGATACTTGTTGACGTTGACGTTCATCTACAAAAACATAGTCCGAAACAGACTTCGGACGATATTTTTCTACCCATAATTTGTTATCTAATGCCATTAATTTCTCAGTATTTCCAAAGTTATGATCTTACCAATGCATTCGCCTAGGTCTTGATCTTCGTTAATAATATGTAATTTGTTGTTGCTACGTTCATTTGGATGATCATAAACACGATATTCCAAAATATATCCGCCAGCTGCTGGATGAATAGTAAAATTCATACCTTCTTTAGCAATTCCATCACTAGATGATATCTTTGTACTAATACCACGACCGCGATTACTTACAGGAATATCATTATCAATCAAAATATTTGAATCATATTTATTGGCCCAGCGAAACAATTTGTATAATGATTTTCTTATCATACTTTAGTACTCTGAGTCTCGTCAATCATTGGTACATCCGATACTAACAGAATATCACTAGGGTCTATTCGTCTAATAGAAGTAGGGCCATTTTCATCTTCAATTTCAATTCCACGAGTCCAACGACCATGAGCCACCATAACAAACTCACCGACTTTGACATCTTTTTGATCTGGCCCAACTTTATAAACTTCTGCCCAACGTGGTCTGATTCCACTATCTTTACCATCGTCTTTGACAATAAGAATAGAACCAACCATTCGTTCTTTGAAAACCATATCTTTTACAAGAATATTGTCTTTCAAGGCAACGATTTGATTGGAATGTAGTTGATGAGCGGCGTGGCTAATTTTAGTATTCATGTTGTTATATTACAGTATGTTAAGATATTAATCAATTTTTTTGGATGAATCTGATTTCTTAGATTTTGGTTCTGGAATTATTTTATCTTCCTGATCAAATTCTAATTCTTCTTTGGTCATTTCTACTTTTTCATCCACTTTTGGCATTGTTTGAGCTGCTACTGGTGTTGTTTCTTTTAATTCACGTTTTGGTGCGGCTGATGTGGGACGAATACCACGATTGATAACACTTTTCATATAATATTCATTTACACGTTTGTTATTATCATTGATAACTTGACCATTACTATCAATAATATCACCACGAGCATTTATATTCATATTTCCAACTGCTCTTGTTTTTTCATTTTTTTGACGTAGAGCTGCCATATCTACTTCTTTACCCATTGCTGAACGATGTGTTGCCATTTTAATTTCCTTATCTTAAGAATTCTTCAATATCTAAATCATAGTACATACTGTTTATTTTATGAACTCCGATCAGATACAATACATACGAGGCTACCGAACTACCTCGTCCTACTCCCCACACTATGTTATGTTTTCTCATAGTGTCTACTAAGTATTTAAGATACTGTAGTAGTTGAAATAAATTTCTATCCAAATATAATAATAATTCTTCACCAACTCTTTGACGTTCTGAATCAGTTTGACATTGATCTAATATCCATTTGGCAATATCCAGATTTTTATATTCATCTGGCATATACCAATTAGATTGTAATCTTTTATCAAATTCTTCTATTGTTTCGGTTGATGTTACATATTGAATTAATTGTGGAATATTGGTTAATTCCAAATCATCATTGATATTTATACTATGATCTATTAGAGTTTTTGACACTACTCTATTTGGATTTTGTAAATAAAGATTACATAATTCTTTTTCTGATAAAATAATTTGTCCGTAATTGTCAGTTCTCATCTGTATATAGTAACACAAATAATAGTTAAAGTCAACTGTATTTGACGTTATTGGATATCTATTTTACCACTAATTACGCCAGATTCTTCTTTCCAAAGTGCATCTTGTTTTACAGAATATTCGGCTCTATATGTGTTAAGAGTCATTGTTAATTGATTAATCATGGCTTGATGTTGAATTCTATATGCATAGTTTAACTTTTTGCTTAAACTACTTATAATTTCAGACAATTCGTCCATTGATTTATCACTTACATCCCCGATTAACGGGTGTCCCATTCCATGATTCATATTATCACCAAGTTTGAGTTGCTACTTTATTCCAAATTAGAGTACTACCATCGTAATCATTAGTACAGAAGTACATATAATTATCAATTTCTAATAATGTGGCAGATGCAGCTGCACCTGATCCACTTGAGGTTGGATCAACAATAGATATCACTGGTGCATATAGATATCCACTTCCACTTTCAGTTACAGTAATATTAGTTATTATTCCCGCTACTACAGTGGCAGTAGCAGTGGCTTGAACACCACCATCTACGTCTGGTAGAGGTATAACAACTGTAGCCGTTGTATATGTAGTACCTGGACTATCTATATCAATAGTATCTATACCAAATCCTGCACCAATACATACATTACCACTATAATCACCCTGTCTGCCAATTTGATCTGTAACGATTCTTTTAACCACTTGTTGTGATTGTCTTGGATGATCCATTGGTGCAATTTCAATATTAGTTCCGCAATCTATTGTACTGAACAAATAATGAACTTGTATTGCATCACTAGGCAAACCAATTTGCCCACCAGGAAATTGACCGTTAGATACATAATTTTGTATTGTAGTAAATCCATTAGTAACATTATCTGGTAAATCAATAGTGGCCAGACTATCTCCTATTTGTAAAATTACCTGTACATTACTCTGAGTTCCTGTTGGTGCCCACTTTGCAAATTGTAATTGAATATTTCCTGTGATTACACCATATTGAACATCACCATTAGTTACATCAATGATTACTGTTCCCGATAAATTATTACCTAAATTAAAAGTTGTTGCTCTAAATCCCAATGTCAATGCATTACTAATTTGAGCATTGTTCATGTCATTATTAAGAGTGGTTCCAGTCAGTGCAGCCTTTAATATAGCCTTATTTTGTAAATCACCGATCTCTGTACCAGCGATAGTTAGATTGTTTCTGATTGCCGAAAAGTTTGTTCTAAATCCTTGACTAGAGTTATTAACTCCAGGAGTTGGGAAGTTTACGTCAATTGATCCAGTATTAATAGTAGAGGTCATAATTTATCCAGTTATTGTAATATTTATTGTGTTTGGTTTGGTAGAATAGTTTTTCTTGGGAAATAGATATAACTATCAGCATCGTTATTAGTAACATTTGGTTGAGCACTTGGTAGTGTATCCCAAATTGGTTGTCCATTAATGTTTACACCATCATAATTATATGTTTTGCTACGATCCACTTCAAATCTATCCAATTGAAAATCAATTTCATTTAATTTGTATGGCCATAATGTCTCAATGTTATTTTTAATAATCTCTCCAAATCCAACTTTAGTGTAACAGATAACCCACGCTGGAGTAAATCCAGGGATAGATCCATCTAGTTGTTGACTAACCATCCAAGTTGGTAATAATGATTGATCGTTAATTTGTCCAAGAGAATCATATATCTGTTG